TATAGATAGCACCCTTACCATTATAAACATCCCCAGTATAACCATCGTTAAGTGAACCATAAGGATCATTTACAACATAATCACCACCATCTGTCTTACCAACTACAACGACCATGTGGCCGCCAGTAGGATTAGACAAAGAACCTCTATGGAGAATCCCAATAACCACAGGTCGTCCAGCAGACAACTCACGATCAAGATCTGCGAAAGACAGATTGTAACTAAACTCAGAACGGATACCGTAGTCAGATAATGCCTTTGTTTGCACTTCGTGATCTGTTGTATCACCGATTGAAAAGACTTTGCGAATATACGCATCATCTCCTTGTGCCCCCTTTAGTGTGCCTGGTTTAAAATATTGAAGACACATCGCACAACTGGAACTATTACAAGTGCGATTAGCATTTGTATAATTATCAGTCTGTGGATAATAAGGAACATCTAAACGAATAGATGACTTTGGTTTTTCTAACTTGGTTCGGTAAATACGAACCCAATTTGAAGAATCATCCAATAGAGGTGAATCATTCAAGTCATTTTCAAGTTGCTCTACTGCGGCAACATGCTTTGGATTTTTTTCGTCATAATATCGAAAAAAATTGTGTAAATCAATTTTCATTTATTGTCCCCATAAGTAACTGAAAAAATATCATGATCAGCAATATCCGGATTCAACCATTCACTAAATTCAGATTGAATTGCCTGAGCATCTCCGTAATCCTTTTGCTCACAGAGAGAATGAATACGGTCAACTGCCCAATCATGTGATGTCCGAAGAGTCTGCTCTAGAGTTATCATAAAAATAATCCTTGCGAAAATAGCGATTTAGGATATTGCTATTATAGTACGCAGGAATCCCAGAGTCAAGTGCTTCGGTTAGCACATTATTTAGGAAAAGTTGCCGAGTTTCTTCAAAATTACATTTACCCTTAGTCATATGCAATGATATTATTTTTCTTTCAAAACATTCTTTACCATATTTTATTACATCTTCTTTCAGTTCTGGACAAGATCCATAATAATTCTTCCAATCGGATTCGGATTTAACCTTTCTTTTTTTTCCTTTTGGAGTTCTGAACGACCAAAGATATTTGCGTCCTATGTAACTTCTACCGGTGATCTTAGAGTGAATGTGATAAACAAATCCAAAATAATCTTCTATATGATTACTTTCAAATATTTCCCCATTGAATCTCCATGGATTCTCATAGCTCATTTAATAATCTTATAGAGCTATTATTTATCTTCAATCGGGACAAACCTAGTCTACACAAAAAAAGGAGACTTGTCAAGCCTCCTAAAGTTATGTTAGAATATTTTTATTCTTATTTGTGATCAGAAAAATAATGATCAACCATATCATCCCAAGTATATTCGGAAAGATCATAACCTTCTTCTACAAGTTCATTTACCCATGCTTCAACTTCTTCTGCAAGAAGATTTGCATGATAGGTCTCAACAAGTGACTGAATGAAACTCTCATCAAGTTCAGTCATGAGATATTCTGCTTCAGCAATGGTATCTGCATGACCATTATCAAACAAATACTCAAGAACTAAATCATAAGAATTGTACTCATAAGAATCCCAGAGTGGTACATCTCTTTTAGGTGCTCCTGTCGGATTTATTGGAGTCTTCTTTTCTGGTGTTACTATTTTGAGTGGTTCTGCTTTAAATGCATTTGGATTTTTAGTCAATGACTGATTACCAGCACCAAGTTTAGCAACTTCTGGGGATTGAACTGAAGGCGAATTCATAGGAAGAGTGGATCTCATACCATTCATTAAAGGATTATCGGTCTGTTGAGTTCCACGAATTCTTGCTTTTTCATCTGCTGCAGATGCAAGTTTTGGATTTGCCACTCTCCATTGATCCATAGCAGAACCTGCTGGTGGTGGTGTTGCTGGTGGTGTTGCTGGTGGTTTTGCTGGTGGTTTTGGTGGTGTTGCTGGTGGTGTTGCTGGTGGTGTTGCTGGTGGTGTTGCTGGTGGTTTTGGTGGTGTTGCTGGTGGTTTTGGTGGTGTTGCTGGTGGTGTTGCTGGTGGTTTTGCGGTTGTGGTGGTTCTATATTTTCCCAATCCACCCTCTTTATTCAATCTATCAGAAAGTTTAAGAGCTTCTGATCTTCTAGATTGCCATTGCTGAGGAGTTTCTCCTGCTTTTGGTTTATCTGAAGTGCTAACAGTATATCCAGATTTTCCACCTCCCGCAACAACTCCTAAATCTGTTCTTTGTTGAGTTGCTTGAGATGCTTTTTGCTGATTTCGTTGTTTATCTAGGGTTTCTTGAGACTGATATCCAAAATCAGTTCCTGTCCAAACTTTACCTGCACTATTTTTCTCACCTATCTTAGGTTCTTCTAATAATTTTTCTTGTGAATGATAAGTATCCATATGTTCCTTTTTCAATCCAAAAGGATTTTTTTGATCTTGTTGGGATGGTGAAGGTTTTGCTGTTGGTAGTATTAGTGGTGTTGGTGGACGTACAATATCATTTAACATATTAGACGCTTGCCCAGGACTTGGAATACTATGCCCCAATTGTCGTGTGACTTGAATTGCGTTTCCAAGGTGCTCTCTACCCTTACCACCAGTAGCATATTGATCAAGAGCAGCGAGGCCACCAATTGGAATAGCAATGGATCCCAACTTTGAGAGTGCTTTTTTTACACCCTCTTTGGCACCAGGATTGAATTCAGTTCCTTTAGATCCAACACTTGTACTTCCGTTCCAAACAGCAGACAATCCCTTTTTACCAGCAGAAAGAGATTTTCCACCATACTTCAAAATTGCACTTCCCAAACCTTCACTAATACAATGATCATATAACTCACCATAAGTATATTGACTTAAGTCATATCCCTCTTCAATTAATTCCCCAATTATTTGCAAAAACTCAGCAATGGATTCTTCCTGCTCAAAATCTACTCCAATATCTTTATCATATATTGAAGAATATGCATTTACTAAAGAATTACAGTCTTTTCCAGTTAATCTTTGCATTTTTATTTTGCTCTAATGCTAATTTAATCTTATTATTATTTATAAATTTTGCTTAAATAAATCAAACGGGTTTAATTAAAGTTTTTGATGGACTTTGAGGTTTTGTTGGTCCCACTTTCGCAGGTCCAACAATCTTGGGTCCCACTAACTTAGGTCCAACTTCCGATCCAACTCCCCTACCAGGAAGTTTTTGTGTTGTTGCTGCCTGTGGTGCAATACCTAGTTGCTTTTGATATGTTTGAGTATTCTTGAGTGCGGTTCGGTATTCATTCTTAGATGCTTGTTGTTCTGCAGATTTTGAGAATCTTCCAATATTCAGAGCTCTACCAATATTTGCACTTAAACTTGTATCTCTAGATTGAATTGATGGTCTTGCAAGATAAGTTGCTTTACCTCCCCTATATGCAAGATCACCAACCACTTGCTTACCACTATTAGGATCACGAATCAATTGAGTGGATGCAAGTTTAGCAGTTTTACCTTGAGATGTAATAGTTCCTGCATTTTTATCAAATGATGTGTTTTTACCAATACCAGTTAGTGCTGAACCTTGTCTTGTACCATAAGATCCCACATTTGCAGCAACTTGTCTTGCATCTCTAGTATTTGCAGTTTGTTGTGCTCTTTGTATTCCAGATAATCCAGAACCTGGTTTAATCAATGCATTCGTTTGTTGGGCATTATCGTAACCAGTTGCCTTTGAAATTGCTTGTCTTTGTGGGCGCGTTTTATCTGCTGCCCAGTCATATGCTTTCTGCGCTTTATCTGCTCCAACTATTCCAGCACCAATTGCTGCAACACCTTTAACAATTGGTGGTCCAGGAACCATGGCACCAAGTCTTGCTGCTGCAGCATAACCAGCAAGAGAGCTTGCTGTACCACCCGCTGCTCTTGCTCTTGATTGCCCAGCATCCCTTCTTGCTTTATAGTCCATAGCAGCACCAGCAACATTTAATGCAGGTCCTGCAATACCACCTAAACGAGAACGAAGTCCTGGTCCTTTTACTGGTTCTGCTAATCTGGGTGGAGTATTAGTTGATGACGGCCTAGAAGATGGGTTGGAAGGTGGCTTGGCACCTCCAGAACCACCAGTAGGAGGTTGTTGAGTGCTTCTGGGGGGAGTTTGTGATCTTTGGGAATTTTGATTATTTGATTGACCTCCAAATCCAGCATCTTTACTGGATACATTTGTTTTTTTAAATTTTACTCTCTTTTCCCTATAAGTTTGGGATTCTCCAGGAGTTCTTCCCTTTAAAAACTGGTCAAAATCGGCATCAGACATATTGCCCAATCTTTCTCCCATTTTGTCTTCGGCAATAAGTATAAATTCTCGAAAAGTTTTCATTTATTTCTTACTTTTTTAGGTATTTATAAAAAAAGAGGGCCCGAAGACACTCTATATCAAAGTTAGAATCTTGCAAAGGAATCTTTTGTAACGTTAGATTATATTACAACCTGGTTCCAATAATTTATATCCTTTCCCATCATAGGCAACTCCAGAGTAATATTCTGTAGTATTCAGCACAGAAAACATATTATATTCTCTTCCATCATCAAAAGGTGTTATATCTATCAAGTTTTCATAAGTATTTTTCCAAATACTATGGTATATCGCACACCCATAAGTTTCATTATTAACATCTGTAATTAAATAATATCCACTTATTTTTTCCCCACCATAAGTATTCACATAATGATTTACATTATTGTGACAGTTTGCGTCAGCACATAATGGTTTAGATACTACAGGAACTTTTAACAAAGTATAAGAAAACTTGCAATACTCCTGAAGTTTTACTACACACTCATCTTCTGGCAATGATATTCTAAACTTTCTCTTCAATACTCCATCCATTTTTTCTTGGACCTCTTCTATCATACTTAATTGCGGCGCTCATAGTAGCATATGAAATATTTCGAGACTTACAAAACTCCTTTAATCCACCAACAATAATATACTCTTTATTTTCAGGAGAAATAATCTTCCAGGTTTTGGAATTTGGATTATCCTTTCCAAATTGAGGAGTTCTATTTTGACTTATTTTTGTTCGTATCTCTTGCGATAATTTAACTCCATATCTTGGATTATTCTTACCAGCAACTTTTTCACTTATTCTTTTTTTTGATTCTTCACTATGTTTTCTTCCACTAAATCCTTTAGTTTTTTGTCCTCCAGGTTTTCCTTCACCACCAAGATTTTGATTTAATAAAACTCCACCATCACATTCTCTTTTCCAGAGTGCTATATGTTTTATCTCAAGTTCTATTGCTTCTTCTTTAGTTAATCCAGATTTTACAATCCACCTTCTTTCTCTTGATGGTAATAGATTTGCTCCGTTACTCCTCAAATGTTTTGCGTGTATTCTTCTTAGTTTTCCATAACCAACATAAAAGGGAGAACTAAAGTCCTCCCTTAAGTAATAGTAAAGAATATAGTTATTCATTTTAAGACTGAACTTACCTATTATTATTTATATAATACACTATTTCAGTTTTAAAGTCAATCAAAGTTGGAATCCTGCAAAAGAATCTTTGGTAACATCTTGTTTAATTCCACCAATAATATATGACTGCACCTGTGTTTGTTGAGGTGCCACTTGAAGACCTTTGGAAGAAATCCAATGCTCAGTCCAAGGAAGGGGATTATTCTTTGCCGGAACATCATAAAGTGGTTTGAGACCAAGTGCTCTCATACGGCGATTAGCAATCCACTCAACGTACTGCTGAAGAAGTTTATCATTCAAACCAATCATTGAACCATCCTTGAACAGATACTCTGCCCAAAGTTTTTCTTGATTGACTGCACTCTCAAAAGTCTTATAGACCCATTGCTCTTCTTGTTTAGAAATTTGTTGCATCTCTGGGTCATCACCTTCTTTCCACTTGTTCATGATGTTCTGAGTGATGACCAGATGCTGATTCTCATCACGAGCAATCAATCCAATGATCTTTGCACTTCCTTCCATAAGTTTGAGTTCGCCAAAAGCAAAACTACAAGCGAAGCTGACATAAAAGCGAATACCTTCAAGAATATTAACGTTTGCAACTGCTCTAAACAGTTTTCTTTTGAGTTCATATCTTTCTGCCTGTGCGTAAGGAACTAATTCTTGGGCATGTTTCCAAAGTTCAGAAGTCCCATAATTTTGAGCACTATTGATGAAGTCATTATATGCTTCAGTCACGCTCACTGCACGTTCGAGAATACGATCATCTCTGAGAATAGTATCAAACACATCCGAAGGATCTGAATATACATTTTTAATAATATATGTATATGAGCGTGAGTGAATCATCTCCATAAACTCCCAGACTTTCATACATGCTTCCAATTCTGGTAGCGAACAGTAGGGAGCAAATGCCATTCCAGGTCCACGACCTTGAACACTATCAAGCATAACTTGATATTTTAGGTTAGAAGTAAAAATATGCTTTTGTTCAGGACGAAGAGACAAATAATCTCCACGATCTTTTTGTAAGGAGACCTCTTCAGGTCTCCAAAAATATCCTAGTTGTTGAGTTGTGAGTTTTTCAAAAATTGGGTATTTGTAAGAATCGTATCTTTGAATGCCCAGTGGTTGACCAAAAAACATTGATTGTTTTTTGGTGTCTACCTCCTGAGAGTTAAAAACGGTCATTTGATTAACCACTTCTTTCTCCGTGCTATTTGTTTTAAACTTGAAATCCATACTTTTACCACTAATAATTTTTAAACTCACTCTATCATATTTAATCTAGTTAGATTTTGCAACTCTCACAATCATCATCGTTGGAATTCATAATATCATCAAGAAGAGATTGGAGTTGTTGTTTTGGTTCTTCAACTTCATCAGTTTTAATATCATATGTGTTTTGATAATATGCTGTTTTCCAACCATAGCGATAGCAAGTCAAAAGATCCTGTGCCATTACGCTAACAGGAACTTCATTATCCGTATAATTCTCCGGATTATAGGACCAGTTTCCAGAAATCGCTTGATCGAAGAACTTCTGCATAACTGCAACAATATTAATATACCCACGATTGCTAGGCATATCCCAAAGAAGCGTATAATTGTTCTTAAGTGTTTGAAACTGTGGAACAATTTGCTTAAGTGGACCTTTCTTCGATTTCTTAACGGACAAGTATCCACGAGGAGGTTCGATTCCATTGGTTGCATTTGACACAACGGAACTGCTCTCCGAAGGCATTTGTGCGGACAATGTTGAGTTCCGTACCCCATATTTTTTAACACGTTCTCGTAATCTTTCCCAATCATACTTGAGTTCGTTAGGTACAATCTCATCCACATCTTTCTTATAAGTATCTATAGGGAGAATACCTTGACCATACTTAGTACGATGAGAATATTCACAAGCACCCTTTTCTCTAGCAAGTCGGACAGTTGCTTTAATTAAATAATATTGGAATGCTTCTGTTAGGTCATGCACCAATTGCCAAGCACCAGGATCATCATATTTTACACCATTCTTGGCAAGATAATGTGCTAGACCAATATATCCTATTCCAAGAGAACGACGTGCTTTAGTGGCGATTTCTGCAGACTTAACGGGATATCCCTGAAAGTCAATAAGTTCATCCAGAGAACGAACAGAAAGGTCACAAAGTGGTTCCAACTCATCAAGTGACTTCAATTTACCAACGTTCACTGCACTAAGAATACAAAGAGCAATCTCACCATTAAGATCATCAATATGTTGAAGTGGTTTAGTTGGAAGAGTAATTTCCTGACAAAGGTTACTCATTTCAACCTTATCCATAAAGGATGAGTGAGTATTGCAATGGTCTATATTCATAATATAGATACGACCAGTTTCTGCACGTTCCTTTAGAAGATCTAAAAAGAGTTCTTGTGCCTTAACAGTTTTCTTTTGAATATCCGGATTGTTTTCATACCCAATGTAGAGAGAGTCAAACTCAATTGTTCCGAAAGAATCATAAAGTCCAGGAACATCATGTGGGGAGAAAAGCGTAATCTCACTATTTTGAATAAATCTTTCATAGAATAATTTACTAATCTGAATCGAATAATCCAACTTACGAACACGATTATCTTCAGTTCCTTTGTTGTTTTTAAGAACTAAAATGTCCTGAATTTCCTGATGCCAAATAGGAAAATGAACCGTAGCAGAACCGCCCCTGATGCCGTTCTGAGTACAGCACCTTACAGTTGCCTCAAACTTTTTAAGAAAGGGTACTACGCCGGTGTGCTGCACCTCTCCGCCCCTAATTTTGGCATTGATACCACGAATTCTTCCTGCATTGATACCTATACCTGCCCGCTGAGAAACATATCTCCCAATAGCCATGTCACTACTAAAAATGCTATCAAGTGTATCATCAACATCAACAAGTACACAACTGGCATATTGTCGGAGTGGAGTCCTAACTCCTGCCATGATTGGTGTTGGAATGTTGATTCTATGTCTAGAAATTGCATCATAATATTTCTTCACATAATCCAATCGAGTCTCTTTAGGATACTTAGAAAAAATAGTTGCAGAAATCAAAAGATACATGAATTGTGGCGTCTCATAAACCTTTCCACTACTCCTATCCTGCACAAGATACTTATCAGAAACCTGCCTAAGACCAGCATAGGTGAACAAATAATCACGACTATGATCTATAAATGATTGAAGTTTATCAAACTCTTCAGCATTATACAAGGCAAGAATCTCTGCATCATAAACACCCAGTTCTACACATTTTTGGGTGTGCTCCAAAACAGTTGGAAACTCATACATGCGACCAAACAACTGTTTACGAAGAGCAAATAGTAATAAACGAGCAGCAACGAATTGATAATTAGGATGATCAAGATCGATTAAGTCTGATGCCGAACGAATCAGAATCTCCTGAACTTCTCCGGTGGTAATTCCATCGTAAAATTGAATACCAGACTGCATCTCAACTTGTGATGCAGATACTCCAGCAAGGTCTTTACATGCCTCTTCTACCATTAAATGAAGTTTGTTTAAATCTAAACCCTCGACCGACCCATTTCTCTTAACTACTCTTGTTCCGTTACTCATACTTTCTTCCATTCGTTGAATTTGATTTTTGCTTCGAGTGCTCTATATGTATTTGATTTTAACACATCCATAATAGAAAGTCCAGAGAGAGTTTATTTTGTAAGAAAGAAACAATTTGTTCAAATTTAAAGCACCATTTGAAATGTGTTCCTAATACATCAACATTTCTTCCATTGATTTAATTTCAATTTAGCGGATACTCCAGAATATATGTTTTGTTCAATAAGTTGCATCACTTCAATTTTAGTCATGCCACTAATAATTAAATCATTGATATCCTTTTGTTGAACTGCTTTTGGCCAGATGACTACTTTTTTACCTCCGTCGATGAGTTTGGATATCCTATTACAGATTTCCTTATTGCGAGGTTCATTATCAAGAACATATACAATATCGTCTCCCAAATTAAGACTATCAAGATTAATGTCAGATCCACACATTGCAATTGCATTTTGAACAAATGTCGAATCAAAAGGTCCTTCAGTAACATAGATTCTTTTTTCCGTACTCACCTCATGCAATCCATAAACTTTCGGAACACTTTCGTCCAAAATCACTGTAATGTATTTAACTTTGCTAGCACCTATTGCTCTTCCCTGAAAACCAAAAATTTGACCATCTCTGGTATGCAATGGTATCACTATGCGACTTTCATCTCTTATAATATTATTAAATGTAGGTTTTTGTGTATTAACCCAAGATTGAAATTTATCAGCAAAATAAAACTTATCAGGATTTAAAAGTCTTTTCTCAAGGTACTCTTTAGAAATTGGATTTTCGGAAGCCTTAGGCAAATCTAATCTTTTCTTAAAAGTAGGTTTTTTAAACTCAAACTTTGGTTCTTCAACTACAAAGTTTTTGCCAGTATGACCTTCCTTAAACTTTTCAAGTGTATATTGTTTATGAAGTGTTGGATCTATCTGTTTGAGAAAGTTATTGAATGATAAACTTGCTCCACAGTTATGACACTTGAAGTTCGTATTATTCTTGACAGTATAGATGTATCCCCGTGTCTTATTTTTGTTTTTCTGAGAGTCACCACAAATTGGACATCTAAATGTAAAAAGATCTACCTTAACTCTCTTAAACTTGTGTAGACGTGAGGATACGAGTCCAATATACTTGGAGTCAATCAGATCCATTATTGGGGGGCGCTTATTTTAGTCTTTCTATTCTACCGTTGTCTTGAGTGGTTGTCAAGATACTTGCCAACATTTCTGAGTTATTGATAATCAAAGTTACCACCGCAAAAACTCCGATACCAATCCAAACTTTTTTTTCTAATCCTTGTAATTTATCTAATACTATATTGTGATCAGTATCCATTTTGTTGCTTAACTGGTCAATCTTTGCAAATAATATAGCATCTACTTTATCATTAGACTCGATCTTTTGCTCATGAACTGCAAGCATTTTAGTCACATTCGCACTTACTTCACTCATCTTTTCAATTGCACTCTCAATACGTTGCATCAACTGCTCGGTAGTATGAAGTTTCTCCTCAAGGATTGCAACCTTTGTTTCTATTGCTTGGGGCTGAGGTGGAGTGTACATTGGATTTTTATGGTTGTGGGGTTCTTTTTTGTAACCAATTTTTGCGGAATCCCGCTCCATAAATGTATTTATTCTTCTTTCTTACTGGGGGATTATCACCTGCTTCTACTGTTCCTGCAATATATCCTTTACCATCACTTGGACTAGTAAGACTATTTGTAGAACCACCAGTTACCATACCCTCCTCTTTAAGAGATCTAATAATATCAATAATTCTATCTATTTTGCTTTCCATTAGATCGATTGTAATTGTTTTAGACATTCAAGATCTTCTTCTATAGTATTGATTTCAGTTTTTGGATATTCCGGAAGTCTATTTAAGAAAATTAAAAAACTTTTCATATAAGACCAAAGTTCCCTTTCTAAGTTATAAAAAAGTAATGGAACTGTTGCATCATCAAAGACATTGAATAATACAGTGAGGTGATTAAGAATCAAATGAGTCTTAAGCACCCCAGTATTTTTATATCTCTTCAATAACCGTTTTACATATTTTATTCTTTTTAGATCATCCTCAAAATCGTCTTTGGTGACTGCCTGAGGATTATCGTAGAATTTTATAGCAAATAACAGATAGTTATCCTCATTCAACTCATCAAATCTCATATCATGCAGTAACAGTTAAAGTGGTTGTTCCAATACCAACTCCAGAAGTTGTTCCAGCACCAGCAACATTACGAAGAAGAACATCTCCAAATTGTGAAGTGAATGAACTGATTACTCCAACACCATTTGATCCATCGGTAATGACTCCGACAAAACCACGCGAGAGATCAATAGATAACTTAGTGGCACTTGTGCGAGTGCTAAATGTAACTGCAAGTCCAGCAGCAATTGTATAGGGAACAGTGCTTGCTGATCCAATTTGAATAGAAGTAGTTCCAACAGAAACAACAGAAACATTAGTCAGTGCTGAACCAACGCGAATTGAACTTCCAAAAGAAACACCCGATACAGAATCAACACAAATAATTGTTCCACCAATTGCAACTGTTTGACCTGCGGTTACCGTAGTTGTTAGGAAGTTTACGTTTGCAGTAAGAACTGTACTTGGAGCAGTGAATGCAAATGCTACTCTATTTGTAATCTGACCATTGAAATTTGTATATACATCTGGAGAACCGTGAGCAGCAGCAGATCCTGCCCAAGCATATTGAGTTCCAGTGTTTGATACTGCAGTTCCAACGATTCTCGTTGTTTCATTTGCATTATTTGCATCAAAGGCACGAATACTAACAGTTGCTCCAGCACCAGCAAAAACAAGTTCATTAAACACAACATGAACATAACCAGTAGCACCAGTTGAAATGCCGGTAGTTGCTCCACCGCCGATAGAAATTGGTGATGCCTGGTTAGGATCCTCAAAGAAAACTGCAACTGGTCCAGCAGTTCCAATACCAGTTGTTCCTCCTACTGCTCCAGTACTATTCAATCCAACAACTGGAACTAAAACTTCGTCAAAATAACGAGTAGAAATTCCCGAATTTACTTTAGTCTTATATCTTCTCTGAATCCAACCACGAACATCTGCAAAAGTATTCCATGGACTTCTATTACGGTCCACTTCATGCTGGAATTTTGGAATAGCGTACTTGTTCGCCGCCGTTTCCGAACTTGTAGAAATGCCCCAAAGAGCCATGTGCTTTACCTATAATTCTTTTTCTAGTAATATTTATAAAAAAAGGAGACCTTCAATTAGGCCCCCCTCTTATAATATTTAAATAAAAACTCAAGGAGTAATATCTTTTGCGCCCTTTGCTTTCAGAGCATTTTGTGCCTGAATAAGAATAAGTGAAAGAATACCGTTTGCCTTGACCTTAGGATTTGCTCCAAGTGCTTCTGAAACTGCAAAGAGAACAGTTGCGATAAGTGCTTGATTGGCGGTTGCCCAAGCGATGATTGCTGCGATTGACATAATGACCCCGTATGAATTAAACCTGGATTATTTATTCAAAATCTACTATTAAGATAGGTTTATCTTAATATTAAAACTATTAAGGTTTGTACTTATCTGTTCTTGCCTTTTGGGCTTCAGGAGACATATTTGCAGGTTGAACAACTGCACGTGCAGCACCTTTTACCACTTTACCAATTGGATCTGCAACATTCTTTTGAAAATCCTTTGCACCTTGTTTAGCAGAAGTTCTTGGATTTGCATTAAGTTGTCCCGCAAGTTTGGAAATTCCAACACTCAATCCAGCACCTTCTTTGACATCTTCTTCATCAGAAACCATTACGATAGGATTCTTAACGCCCAATCCAGATCTCAGTTTGTTTTTGATGAGATTAATTTTCGCATAATCACCTCTAGGATCTCTTTGAGGTTCTGAGGAATCACATGAGGTTTCTTCCTTTTGTACATGTTTGGGAAGACCTTCATGTTTGGTAGAAGCAAACTTATTTGCTTCAGTATCACTCATTTCTTCTGCTGCCCTTTTAACTTCAGGCGAAGCATTCTTCATTTTACCGTTCTTATAAGCATGAACCATTCCCATAAATTGTTGTTGGGCGGTGCTTACTGCAGTTTCAGAAACAACTCCCTCATGAACTTTACTAGTTTCTGGAAAAAGTTTTACTCCATTCTTTTTTCCACGCATTACATCAAATTTCCTATCTTTTTTTTTATTCTTCTTCCCTTCTTCAATAAAATCAAAATCTTCTTTTACACTGGAAGTGTCCTTACCGTCAGGAGTTCCACCGGTCTTGCGTTGGATTTCATTATGAACTGATCCACGATATTCTTTAGCGCCAGATTCAACCTTACCATCGCCATCATAATCCTTACCTGCCTTAGCGGCCGCAGTTCTGTCCCCACTTGTTCTTTCGCCTTCATAAGGTTCGCCATACTCGGTCATTTCAACTGATTCAATATTTGGATTGGCACGAAGATCACTAATCTTATCACGAGTTGCATAACGAACATAAGAAGTTCCGTTTTTATCGGTCACTCTTACTTTATACTTCCTATCAGACCCATTTCTAAGTTCTTGGAGATATTCCTCACCAAGAGTAGATTCTTCTTCTACACCT